ATATCAATATCGACAATCTTGGTACCAGCAGGAATACCACTACCAGTTACTCCAGCTCCGACAAACAAATCTGTCATAGAGCTTACAGAAGCTACTACTGCAGACCCGTTAGTAATGTTTCCAGTACGACTAACGGTACGGCTATCGTCAGCAACAACGAGAATAAAGCGTTCATCGCTGCTTCGGTTGTAAACAAATACCCAAGCTTCATCCCACTTGATTGGATTAGTAAGAGTAAGACCACCAGCGTTTTTGGTCAGGGTATCAATCCGTTTTACCGGCACTGAACCAAGACGCTTTTTAAGACCTTCTACAAGGTCACAAACACCGTTCTCGAGGACCTTGGCAAAACCAGGCAACACAAAACTATCTGCTTGCTGGTTTACGCCCTTGTTGAGCGGTCCAATGATTTGGCTAAAAAGTTCTCGTGACATCAGCGGTTCAGGATATCAGGACCAAAAGTAGTAATCACACGGCCACCATACATATCGTCAGGACCACTGATGTAGTTGTAGTTTTGTGACATATCCTCAGTACGCTTCAGGGTTTGAAGAGCCCTCTCCTCATCCTCCCCTGTATAAGCTTCAATACTTGAAGAGGTCACTGCACGATTTGAAAACATCCGTGCAGCACGAATTGTGATGTATCTACGCCCTGTCTCTGGGATGCTGTCCCAATCAAGCTCCTCCACAATTTCAGCTACAAGGTCACTCGTGTTACCTGTAACAGCAACACCAAGACTGTTCCTCAAATCGTATGTATTCTTAACGCGATCAAAAAGCCGCAAACCGCGAAGAACAAACCTTTGTGAAGGATATGAAAGCGGATTGAACCGCACTGCAAGAGTGTTGCTAGGTAGTTGGGACTGACCTGTAGAAGCGTCCAAAGGAATTGAGTCATACAGCATCGTGTTCCAGGACCAACCTGCTCCCTGGACTTCACGACTGACTTCATCCAAGGTACGCTCCGCAAGGCTAGCGTCGCCTGTCAAAGGAGCGTTAAGACTATTTACAGGAGCTTCGCCAATAATGGCAAGAAGCGTATTAACTGCACTGAGTTTGCTAGTCGCCATTATTGCAATAAAAGAGGGGAAACATTTCTGCCTCCCCTCATTGTATTGGTAATTAACTAGAAGCTAATTAGGAAGTAATAAGTCTGAGACTTAGTACGGGTTACCATCACTCAGGAGGCTCACAGCGCACTCAGGGCGCAGAATGCCGTGACCCACAGCGTAGCTAGCAACCATCATGGTCGATTGCGTCATAGCACGGTACTCAGAACCAGTCATCTGCATCGAAACGTCCTTCAGGGACACAGTACCCACAGCTTCCTTGGTGAAGCACAGGCCGAAGCAGTTAGCGATGGAGGAGGTGTTACCCTGCTCATCTTGGTAGTAGTCGTAGGTACCAGCAGCAGCGGAACCGTCAGAACCGTCCTTACCGTTGATGTAGTTAGGACGCTCACCACGGGTCACAGCAGCTTGGTTGCTCAGACCAGCGTAGGTTTGACCGTTGGTGTAGCCGTTGATGCCCAGGTGGTTAGAGGTCAGAAGACGGAAACCAGCCACAGAAGCAACACGGTTACCACCGAAGGTACCGTTAGAACCATTGCCACCGTTGAAGTCAGTGTTGATGGCACGGTCGCTGTTCAGAACGTCGTAGTAAGCACCAGGGGTCAGAACAACCACACGGCCTTCCTTAGGAGCATCCTTTTCATCAAGAGCCTGACAAGCTTTGAACAGGTTCTCGACGATCAGATCGCCACGAGCGTTACGGTCAGCAGCACCGTTCAGGTCAATACCAGTGATGGAGGTACCACCAGGCATGGAGTTCAGAACGAACAGACGCTCGCCAACACTGAACTGAGCGTTAGTACCAGTACCAATAGCACCCAGGGGGTTGATACCGAAGGTGGCTGCACCGTTGGTAGGAGCAGTGGTGATAACACCGTAAGCACCAGAGGTCTCGCCATACACCACTTCACCCACGGCCCAGTAAGCGAGCTCAGCGGTTTGGAAGTTGGCGCTCAGGGTGACGACACCAGAGGTAGCCGAAGCGTAGGTACCTGCGTTCAGTTGGAAGCGCTTGGAATCCCAGTCCTTGATACGACCATCAGACTCAGTAGCAGCCAGAATGGTGCGAGCAAGGCGTTGGTCATAAGCCCTAGCAAGAGCCCTGCCCAATTCCGTGGAGTAGATGCTTCTAACGTCCCAATGAAGTTTGGCTTCATCAAGATCGTAGATGGAAGCATCAGCGATCAGCAGGTCATCAATGGTGATGATCTTTTCGCCAATCATTCCTTTGTTACCTTGACCAGTGATGAAATCACCAGGACGGTGGTAACGGCTAGAGAAACGACCCGTGATCGGGAAGGAAGCAGATTTGCCCGAAGAGATCGAGCGCTTCATGGTCAGATCTTTGAAGATCGTCTCACGGTTAAACGTGGTCAGAACTTCACCAGAGAAGATTTTAAGGAAATTAGCGTTTTCCTTTTCGTAGTTACCGGAGGCGGAACCAGCGTTGTATTGAACGCCATTAAGTCCACCCAACCGGCCAAGAGATGCAAAGTCAGGCATCGTTAGGTAGTAGGTAGGGAATGTTAACGCGCTCGCTTCGCACTGTTGTTATCGCCTCAGCGGCAACAATGTTTACGTTCGCTAATGAAATACTAACCCCTAGGACCCAGAACGTCGCTACGAAGCAACTTATCCTGTACGTCTTGGGTATAAGCAGGATCTTGCAAATACCGAGGGTCGTTCATAGCAGCCATTACTTCTTGGCTTGAACGGAACACATCACTGCTATTACCAGAGAGTTTTCCACCAATCAGATCAGGCTCATAGCCAGCGTTCTCTTTAAACGCAAAGTAAAGCGATTGAAGAGCGTTACGAGCTCGGTAGTAATCACCGCTATTAACTTCACGGTTATACGCCTCAAGCTCACCAGCATCAAGATTCTCTCGAGCCCACGTTTGAACAGACTCAAAAGATTCTTGACCACCAATACTTTCCATAATGGTGGACTCATCTTCTTGAGACAGCACAACAGGCTCTTGGTCCTGTTCAGTGTCATCAAAAGAGTCTTGCTCTTCTAGTGGCTCACGGCTGCCCAGTTTCCGTTCAAGAGCTTGATAAGCCTTGAGCAAATCATCAGGGCTTTTGAATTTGCCACCAATCAGTTCTTCTTGAGCTTGTTGCTGTTCAGCACGCTCAGCTTCTTGAAGAGTTTCAATGTCTTGCTGGCTATAAGGGCCAGTTTGTTCAGACAAGAAATTATCAGCGATAACTTCCATGGTGATCAACCAATACGAACGGTCAGATCAGGATAGATCCAAACAGGGCGTTTTGCTTTTGCAGCAGCCACGTACTGTTCATACACCTCAGGCTTTTTAGCCTTTAGCTCTTCAATGAGCAAGTCCATCTTGGACTTAGGTGCTTCTTTCTTTGGTTCTTCTTTAACTTCAGAAACCGGCTGCTCCAGCAGCGACTTCTTGACCGGCCCGGATTGAGTCATTTTCAGCTTTAACGAGAGCGGCTTGTTTAGCAGGATCGTTATTAGGATCTTGCATAGCCATTTGTTGCTGCATCATCATAGCTTGTTGCTGCTCTTCAGCCATAAGATCCTCGTCACTCTTGATGAGCTTGTATGTATCAAGGCCATCAGAAGCAGCAAGACGAGTAATAAGCTCTCGACTGTTAACAAACCGGGCAAGAGTCTCTGGACCAAGAGTACCGGCAATGGTTTGTAAGAACTCAATGAGCTTGGCTTTGTCGTTACCTCTACCGAGGGCGTCAAGACCAGTGGTGATTTGAGGCTTAACAATGTTCTTAGGAAGTTTCGGAAGACGACCTTGACGTTCCATAAGAGCCATCTTCCGGTTGACCAGCGGGAGTTGAAGCTCAACGCTGAGGATGGAGTATATGCCTCCAAGACCTGCTTCCAACTCCTGTGCAACCATTCGTATCTCTTCTGCTGTCACCCGGTCACGACCGCTAGCACCAGCTTGGATAGCACTGTTAAGCAGGAACGCAAAGCTCAACCGCTGCTCGATCCGTGCAATGGTGTTGAGAGCAACCGTGAGATCTGCTTGCTTTTGCATTTGCAGAGGAGCCACGTCATTTGGGTTGCCTGCCACAATTGATCCATTGGCAGCCCGAGCAAGAGCGTCAGGACGTGTCGTACCGTTTGGATTGCAAAGGAAGATGATCTTGGCGGCTGCTGCAGATCCTTCAACAATGGCTTTGCTGAGGTACTCAAGGCTTTTCAGGTCCCCCAGAAGCTCTTCGCAATAACCACGACCATACGCTTCATGAGCAACTCGGAACATCCGCAGAGGGATCCAAGGGCTCTTCTCAATAGGAACAGAACCAGACTTACCGATCTGTTTGTTGTAAGCCTCTTGATACCAGTTACAACGATCCTTCTTGTAATCCCATTTGACGTGGGTGTAGAGAAACACAGTCTTATCTACAAACCCACCTTGAGTTT